CACCGCAAGGGCGCGGTCTACGACGGCGAAACGTGCCTGGCCGTGCTCTCGGAGCCGCTCGATGCCTATGAATTTTCCTTTGTGGCGGTCCCGGCGCAGCGGGCGGCGGGCGTGACGAAGGCAGGAAAGGAGGGATATGGCATGACACTGCAGGATTGCGTGGCAAAGCATGGCTCACCGGAGCTTTCGGACGCCCTGCGCAGGCTCTCGGCCGAGGCAGAGCTGGGCCGCGCCTGGCGAAAGCAGCTTGAGGACGGGCTTGTGGCGCTGGGGCTGTCGCTCGACCTCGGGGCCTCGGAGCAGACGCTCCGCAAGGCGGCCGCCGCGCTGGATGACGGCCAGCTGCAGGCGTGGAAGGCCGCGCTGGACCGGCGCGCCGCGGAGCGCTACGGCGGCGGGCCGCAGCTGACGGCGGCGCAGGCTGGTTCAACAGATGAAGCCTATCTGATTTGATAGGGAAACTCCGGATCAATCTTCGACGGGCTGCGACGAATCTTTTGCCCTCAGAGCTTCAGCAGAAAAGCCTTGCAATACACAAAGTATTCCGGCGGCTTTTCTGCCTTGCCCTGAGTCAAAATCTTTCGCCGGATCCTCGCCAAAGATTGAACCGCAGCTTCCCGGAAGGCAGCTATTCGCACCGGCACATCTTGGATCGCTTCCATTGGAAACGGCATGGTTCAGAAATTCGGGCCTTCTGGGCCCCATGGGCAGAACCGGAATATGAAAGGAGAATCAGGCAATGGCAATTTTTCATCAGGAGCTGGGTCAGGTCTGCACGACGATGTATCTGCAGGGCAGCGCAGCGGACAACACGGTGTGCAAGATGCACGCCAACGATACCGTCGCGGCCTGCGCGGCGGGCAATGACTTCATCGGCGTGGTCGTGGGCAAGCGCGACGGTCTGGCCTGCGTGCAGGTCGCTGGCTTTGTGACGCTGCACTACACCGGCACGACGGCCCCGACCGTGGGCGAGTGCGCGCTGGCGGGCGACGGCAAGGGCGGCGTGGCCGTGACGGAGAATGCGAAAAAATACCGCGTCCTCCGCGTGGACACCGCCGCGAAGACCGTCGGCCTCTATCTGTGAGTCGGAAAGGAGAAACGAACATGGCATTTGACAACATTCATCTCGAAAAGGGCATGTATCACGAGGCCGGCCGCAGCTTCACGCAGGTGCTCGAGCAGCTCGACCCCTCCGAGGGCTACCGCGGCACGCCGCTGGAGAACACGGACGCCTTCCAGCGCCAGCTCAAGCGCTTCGGCATCCGCGTGAAGGGCGCGGGCTCGGACACGGTGGAGAAATTCTTCTCCACGTTCGAATCCGCCGTGCTGTTCCCGGAATTCCTGGCCCGCGCCGTGCGCCAGGGTATGGACGAGGCCAACATCCTGCCCGCCATCACGGCGACGGTCACGCGCATCGACGCCATGGACTACCGCAGCATCTACTCCGTGCCGGAGGAGGCCGACCGCAGCCTTGCCTATGTGGCAGAGGGCGCTTCCATCCCCGCCACGGCCATCCGCACGCGCGAGCACCTCGTCCGTCTGTACAAGCGCGGCAGAATGCTCGTGGCGTCCTATGAGGCCCTGCGCTTCCAGAAGCTCGACCTGTTCTCTGTCATGCTGCGCCAGATCGGCGCGCAGATCCAGGCCATGCATCTCGAGGATGCCGTGAACGTCCTGCGCAACGGCGACGGCAACGACAATGCCGCGGCCGTGTTCACCATCGGCACGTCGCCCATCTCCGGCACGCAGGGCACGCTGACGTATGCACAGCTTGTGGAATTCTGGGCGCAGTTCGCCCCGTATGAGATGAACAC